GGGATCGTCGTGGTGTAGGTATAGACCCCGCCCAACAGGTCGGTGACTTGAATCTGCACAGAGTAGCTTTTCGTGACCAGCAGTGTGCCGCCGATAAGGAGGCCTGTGCCGCTTGTCATAGCCTGCCAGGCCCCATACGATCCGCCGCGAATGCCATACCGGCCGCGGAGCGTGGCTGTATTCTCCCCACCGATGGAAGAGAATACGGTGGTGGCTTTCAAGTAAGCATACGCTCCAGACCCGTCTGCCACCCCGGAGGAGTTGGAGCGGTATGCGAATGGATTGAGGAGCGTGGGCGTGGCATAAGCGTCCACCACAATCGAAATCGTGACCGTCCTGGTTCTGCCCCGGCTGTCCTTTACCGTCCCTGTGAAGGTCACGGTGCCCGCCGTGGGGAAGACGCCAAAGGTGCCGGAGGAGTTGTTGAACGTCTGCCCGTTCCCAGTGACAGTGTAGTTGGTGATGGTGGAGCCGTAGGCGCCCTGGGCGTCGAGGATGGCGACGTAGCACTTGGTCTTGTTCTGCACGTGCCGCGTGATGGCGGCGGGCACGCCGTTGGCCACCCGCGTCGTTCCCATGCTCCCGATGCTGGGATAGGCGTCGTCCGAGAGCGTCATCGTGAAGGTCTTCTCGACCGAGCCGATGAAGGTAGACGAATTTTGCGGCAGGCCCTTGTAGGTCGACAGCACTACGCGCACGCTCAGCGTGGTGGCATTCGGGATTTGGTTCTGCCAGTTCAGCGGGACAACGAAGACATGCTCAATGTCGGTCAGGTCGGCGTATGTGGCGGTTGTGCCGGAGATATACTGCACCCGGTGCGTTGCCCCGGCGGTCTTGACGCCAAAGGCCGCCCGGATGCCCGCCCCGGCCTTGCAGGCGGTCTTGTTCAGCGACAGGGTGGACGGCAGGTCTGCCGGCGCCGGCGGCTCTGTCGCCGTGATGGACGCGTACGCCGTGGAGTAGACGGAGTCATACCCCGTCTGGGTGCCAAGCGTCTGGATTTTGTAATAGTAGGTCGTCCCGGCCGTTGCCGGAGCGACGACGTTGAAGCTGCCGCTTGCAGCCGTAGATGCCATTTCAGCCAGGAAGTAGAACGTGCCGGTCGGGGACGCGCCGCGGTAGATTTTGTAGCCCGTGATGGGGTTGTTGTCGCCAGCGGACGCGCCGGAAAAGGTCACCGGAACCGTCGCGCCCTTGACGGCGGAGGCCTGCGGCAGCACGCTGGTCGGCGCGCCGCACTTTGTGTAGGTCACGGGCGGCGGCCCGGGCGCCGTGTAGTCCACGGTCAGCTTGACGCTGGAATAGGCCAGCGTATCGTACTTGGACGTCCCTTCCAAAGTCGCTCCGGCAGTGCTGCCGTTCGCGCCGAAGCGGAACAGGATGGGCACCGAACCATAGACGCCGTTCATCGCGTCCAGCTGCGCCTTGACGTTCAGCGAGCCGGAGCCGAAGGCCGCGTCGCTGCTGTTGTTGAAGTTTGCGGTGTTGAGCCGCACGCCGGTCGCCGTGGAGCCGAAGGTCGCGGTCAGCGTGGCGGAGTTGATGGTCGAGCCTGCCGGGATGCCGGCCAGGCTGATCTGGACCTGCCGCGAGCCGACGGTCGGCGGGTCGGGGGTGATATAGGCTGTCACCGGGGCCGTCGGCGTCAGTTTCGCCGTCCACGTCGAGTTCAGGCTGAACGAACTGATGGGGATTTCTATCGTTGCCATCTCATGCCTCCCCTACATACTTCAAAGAGAAGCCGTGCTTTGCGTCCATCAGCCACGGTCCCATGTAAATGGCGTCCAGGATGTTGGCGCGCAGGATGTGCAGCTGGTTGTCACTGAGATAGGCAACAATCTCGCTGTTTTGCCAGAAGGCCAGCAGGCTGCCTTCAAACGTGGCGGACACCCCGGCCTTCTCCAGCAGCGTCCTGCCGCTTTCGTCCTCGTAAGTCGTCAGGTTGGCGCCCAGTGCCACGCCGTAGCGCTCCGTGCCGTCCGTCTCCACGAAAAGCAGCCCCGCGTAGATGTAGTAGCGGTTGTTCTCGGCCAGGCTTTCCAGGGTCTGGATCTGCAGCAGCATCCCGTTGTTGCTCTGCGTCACCTGCGTGGACAGGCTGTCGAGGGCGCCGACGGTGCTGGTGATGGCCTCGTTGCTCGAGATGTTGAGCTCCGCCCCCACGTCGGCGGCGAGCTTACCGGTCGTCACGGTGCCAGCCATCAGCTCGCTGCCGTAGAACCCCTGCGCGGTGCCGAAGGTGCGCCACACCCAGCTGCCGGCCTCGTTTTTCTCGTTGGCAATCGCGAAGATGCCCGGCCCCAGATACATCGCGCCGTAGTCGGGGCTCTCGGTGTTGGTGTTCTCGAAGAGGATGCCCTTGCCCTCGATGACCTGCGCGTCGCTGAAGCTGCCGGAGGCCATCAGCTGGGTCGTCAGCAGGTCCAGCACGCCGCGCAGCATCTCGGCGCGCAGGTTCCCCTTCCGGTCGGAAATCATCTTCACGATTTCCGCGGCCTGCTTCGCGGACGCGATGGCGGCGTACAGGTTCCGGCTGTCGTTTCCCAGCTCCACCCGGAGGTTCTCGCCGGTGGTCGGGTCATACTCCCGGCTCTGGACCCGCGCGGTGACGTTGACGCCCAGGCGCTCGTTGAAGACGGTCACCGTGTCGCCCAGCGCCACGCGCTCCAGGTCCCTGTACTGCGCGTACTGCTCGCTGGCCATCACCTGCGCCAAGTCCACCGTCAGCCGGGTGCGCGGCGTGTCCACCGTTGCCAGGTATTCCTGGCCCTTGCTCAGCAGGTCCGCCGGCAGGTCGTCGTCGGGGAAGGTCACCATCCCCTCCCGGATGGTGGGGTAGTTGTTGATGTACGGGCTGTCGATGTAGTCCTTGCCGTCGTTGATGCTCTCGATGTTGGCGTTCCGGTAGCCCAGGATGTGCAGCCGGGTGACCACGCCGTCCAGGCTCTCGCTCAGCTTGACGCCGCGGATGTTCTTGCCGTGCCGCAGGTGCACGCCGCGGTCCGCGCCCATCTGCTTGCGGATGTCGATGGTCCAGTTGTCCGGCCGCAGCTCGCCGCCCCACAGCGGCAGCACCTGCTCCTTGATGGCCCACATGGCGTCCTTCTGCAGGATGTCCAGGTAGTCCAGCACGATGTCGGTGTCGATGACGCCGTCCGTGAAGTCGCTGCCGGAGAGCACCTGCTGCAGCGCGATGCGCTGGTTGATGCCGCCGGGCGTCATCTCGGCGGTCTCGATGTTGGTGATGATCCGGTCCCGCAGGTCATACACCAGGTGCAGCGCCTGCACGCTGAGCCAGTCGCCGTCCTTCCCGCTGCCGCGCTCCACGCTGTCGATGCGGTACAGCTGCCCGTCCGCCTCCACCAGCAGCCCCAGGCCCAGCTGCTCCGCCCCCGGCGCGCCCAGCGCGTAGCCGAAGCCCAGCGACCAGTCGCCGTTGATGGCCTGGCTGACCCGGGGGTCTTTCGCCGCCGGAAGCGCGCACAGCGCGGCGTTCCCGGCCTCGTACTGGGCCCGCGTCAGGCCGGCGGGGAAGAGTGTCAGCTGCATGTTTTATCCCCTTTCGATGATGAGCAGTCGCGCGGTGACGTCAAAACCCGTGCCGTCCACGGTCAGGCTGCCCCCGGCCGGGTCCGGGAAGGTACCGGTGTACCGCACGGGGGTGCGCACGCCGGACGCGAGGCGATACACCTCCTGCGCGTCGCAGTCGACGTACAGGTCCGCGGCGGCCGCCATCGCCTCCGTGACGGTCAGCGCGCCGCCCAGGACGAGGGTCTGCCAGGTGCCGGTGATGCGCAGGTAGGCGGCGGGCGGCAGCGCGCCGGAGACGGCCCCGCCGGACAGGGTGAAGGCCGCGCTCCCCGCGCCGGAAGCCGTGTTGACGGCGGCCGTGATCTGCTCCGGGATGGGCAAGAAGGCCTCGGGAATCCAGCCGCCGGCCACCTTTGCCTTCTGCCGGCAGGGCGGGTCGCACAGGAAGGAAATCTCCAGCTGGCCGGTCTTGCGGGTCAGCATGGTGAAGGCCGGCTCCTCTTCCACCGCGCCGGTGAAGTAGTGGTCCGGGTCGTGCCAGACGGTCAGCCGGCGCGCGGACAGCATCCAGCCCGCCAGGCCGCTGAGCTGGCTGACGATGTCGGCCTTGCCCTCCCCGGCCAGCGCGAGGCGGATCTTGTACGCCACGGCCGGGTATTCGAATTCGCTTGCGGAGATGCTGCCGATGCGGCCGGGGAGGTACTCCCGCTGCCGGCTGCGGGCAGGCAGGATGAGGGGCGCCGCCTCCACCAGGCGGAGCCCCTTGTCGATGCTGCTGACGCCGTCAAGTGTGATGTAGGTTGTCATGCTTACCTCCCCGCGGCCTGGACGCGCGCGTACATTTCATCTGCCAGCAGGTCGATGTCCGCGTCTTCCCGGATGGTTAACCCCTGCATGTAGATATTGATTGCGTTGGTCTGGTTGATTGCGGGAATCGTGCTCCCGATGTTGGCAATCTGCCGGTTGACGGTGGTTTGCAGCCCTTCCGTCAGCCGGGCGATGGTCCGGACGATGGGCGAGTCCGCGCCGGCGACGCCCTGCAGCAAGTACTCGGCCAGCTGCGCGCCGGCGTCCTTCCATTCGTCCCCGTAGGAGCGGATGAGGTCCGTCATCGCCTTGAGGTTGTTGCTCATCACCAGCCGCAGCGCTTCCTGGCGCAGGTTCTCCTCGCTCATCAGCCGGTCGTAGCGGTCCTGGATGCGCTTCTTTTCGTCCTGCAGGCGCTGCTTCTCGTCGTCCCGCGCGGCCTGGGTCAGCCGGAGCGCCTCGTCCTCTTCCATCCTGGCGATTTCCGCCAGCAGCTCGCGCCGCCGCCGGGCGCTCTTGGTCACGCTCAGCTCGCGCTGCTTGTCCGCCAGGCTGTTGGCGTAGTCCCGCTTGCGGACCTGCTCGTTCTCGGCACGGGTCAGCGCGTCCAGCGCGGCAATCTGGTCGTCGATGCCCTTGACGCGCAGGTCGCGCTCTTCCTCCAGGCGCTTCTTCAGCGCGTTGACCAGCGTGCCGTAGGCTTCCTTGATCTGCCCGCTGGCCTGGTCCAGCCGTTCCTTCTCCTTCGCGGAGGCGTCGTCCTGCAGTTTCTGCCGCAGCGCGTAAACGCGCTCGTCCAGCTGCATGCGCTGCTCCGCCGTCAGCTGGTGCGTCCGGGCCACTTGCAGCAGGGCGTTGATTTCCTGCTGGGCGGTCAGCCGCCCCATGTTCTTGCGGTGGTTGATCAGCGCCAGGTCCCACTGGTAGGCCTGGTCGGCCAAGCGCTTTCGCGCCTCGTACAGCCGCCGCTCGACGTTGCGCCGCTCCTCCGCCGTCATCTGGTGTGTGTTTAAAATCCGCTCCAGCTCGCGGATTTCCATCTGCGTCCCGGCCCGCCCCATCGCGATGCTGAAGTCCAGGCGCGCCAGGGAATTGCGCAGCTGTTCGCGCTGCGCGTTTTCCGCCGCTTCCGCCAGCCTCCTGCGGGCGTCGTACAGCTGGCGGTCGATGTCCATGCGCTGCTGCGCTGTCAGGGTGTGCGTCCGCAGGATCTCCATCAGCGCGTTGATTTCCATCGCCGCGGACATGCGCCCCATGGACTTGAGGTAGCTGATCCGGCCCAGGTCCTTCTGCAGCGCGTCGTCGGCCAGGCGCTGGCGCGCCTCATACAGCCGGCGGTCAATCTCCATCAGCTCCTCGGCGTTGAGCTGGTGGCTCTGCCGGATCCGCTCCAGCCGGGCGATTTCCGCCACCAGGCCGACCCGCCCCATGGCGATGTCGTGGTCCAGCTGGGTCAGCGCGCGGTTGAGGGCCTCTGCCCGCAGGCGCTCCCGCGCCTCGTATAGCTCCTCCTCAATCCGGCGCAGTTCCTCGGCGTTGAGCGCGTGGTTCCGCTTGATGGCTTCCAGCATCCGGATTTCCTGCTGGACGGTCAGCTGGCCCAGGGCCTTCTTGTGCGCCAGCAGG